GGTGGTGATTTAGTCAGACATGGTTATCAGGTACGGTTATTAAAAAATGGCGGTTCAGAAAATGAATCGCTTTTTATGTATAAGAAAAACCTATCTAGCTACCAACATAAAACATCTACCAAGTCTCTAAAGACTCGTATAACTTTTAAAACGACTGTCAAAGGCGAGGGAGAGAATGCGCCTGATCGCACCTATAAAGTAACTGTCGATAGCCCTCTAATCAATAAATACAGTCAGATTTATGAGGATGTCGTAGAAGTCAACGACCAAGATGTCAAGGATGAAGCAAGCCTCATAGAATATGGCAAGCAGTATTTCAGAACTAGTCTATGTGACCTCATGGAAGATAGCCTCGAAATTGATGTTGTAGGTCAGAGTGATGTTCCTGTTCAGATGTTCGATGTGGTAGGTATCTACCACGAAACATTCGATTTGGACGTAAGAAAGAAAATCACTAAATACACTTACTCACCGATGGCTAAAAAGCTTAAATCTATCGGTTTCGGTCAGTTTCAATCAGGTCTTGCACATGCGATTGGGAATATCGTGAGTGATGCTGTGAAAAATGAGACCTATATCTTTGAAGCAAAACTTGAAAAAGAAATCAAGAATGCTGACTTAGATTTTGACCGTAAGGTACAAGGTATCAGGGATGAAATCACTGATGGTGTTGAACAAGCTAAGGCACTTGCTGAAGAAAATAAGAAAACCTTATCAGATAAGATTGACAATCAATTAAGTCAGTTTGATCAAAATTATCAATCCACTTTAGAAGGACAGTTGGAGAGGATAAATAGAATTTATTCTGATTCAAAAAGTGCAATTGAAAATTCAAATAATGCACGTAATGAAATCAGCAGAGTTTTAAAATTGGCTGAAGCAACGAATTTAACAGCAAACTCAAACTTCACAAAAATAAGTCGAATAAACGACACGATTGAAACCCTTGCAAGAAAATCAGAACTAGACCCAATCAACGACAGATTATCTATTACTGAAAGTAAGGTTGAGGTTCAAGCTGACCAAATTACTGAGAAATTATCTCGTACTGATTTTGACAGGTTAGCAAATGATAAAGGCTTCCAGACCGCTGCTCAGGTACAGAATATAGTCAAGAACTCTGTTGACGGATTTCAAAGGACAGTTTCACGTATTGAAACCAAGCTAAGAGACGTTATCCGTAATGACAACCTCTTGCAGAACTCTTCTATCATCACAGCTGGGAATGGTTCAGATGGCACATGGAGACTAAATAACTCAGGTGGTAATGGTAAAACAGAAGTAGTAACACTCACAGATGCACCACATACTGCTATTAAAAATGGTATTCGGATTGTAAATAATACGAATGGTAAAAACAAAGATATCGCACAAGGTATTAATCTAATTATTGGCGAGAAATACACAATGTCTTGTTGGGCTAGAGTTGTCACACCTAGCGCAAATTTACTACTTCATCCATGGGCACCAAATAATCGTGATAGGTACATGAACAAGCCAATCACAAATACTGATTGGGTTAGATATCAGTATACTTTTACTGCAGATTCAGTCTATAATTCAATTCAGTTTGGTCAAACAGGTAGTGGTAGTCTTGAAATTTGTGGGATGAAGATTGAACATTCTGACCGCATGACTGACTACGATATTTCAAGTTCTGAAATTGTTAGTATCGTAGAATTTAACGATGTACGTGATACCGTATCATCACACACTCAGACATTGCAACGACAAGACCAAGCGATTTCACAAGTTATTCAGACTGCTGATGGTCTGGTCAGTCGAGTATCTAATTTCTTGGATGATTTTAACTTAGTTTACGACCCTACTAATTTTAGTAAGTGGAAGAAGAAACAATCCGAAGCAGATGTGATTGAAGTTCAGTCTGATACTAAATTGCTAAAAATCACAAATACTGGTAAGACCAATGCAGTCTATCATGGGTTCGCATTACCTCTCAACACCTCTACATTTACGAGTGGCGAAAAACTTAGCTATCGCATGCAAGTAAGGGTGGATGTGTTACCAGATGCCCCTCTTGGGATTGAGATATGGGCAGAAGATGGCGGTCTTGCATCTGATAGAGTGACTTTTACAAGAACTGGAATCCAAACCATCACAGGTACAATGACTGTTAAAAAGACATCGACCAAATCAAAAGAATTCCCTCTTGAAATTTGGTTGATGAAAAACGGGACTGTAGCCATCGGGAAAGTATCTTTAATTCGTGGTGATAAACCACCTAAGAATTTTACAGATAACACCTCAAAACAAGATGTGGTTACACAAACTCAGGTATCACAACTAAATGATTCCTACGCTATCCAGACCTTGACTAGTCCAGGAGCAGTTACATCTCAAATTAATTTAGCTCCAAAGGATATATTACTTGAAGCAAGCAGGATTAGATTAAAAGGTAGTACGCTTGCTGATGAAATCACTGCAATAGACGGTTACTTTAAGCGGTTATTTGTCGGTGATGCCCGAATTGGGAAATTAAATACGGATATCATCGAAACTAATTCCATCACAGCTGATAAGGTTATTATGGACTCAGCGATGGCTAAGAAGATTGTATCGAGTGATGTATTCACTGACCAGCTTGCTGCTAAAAATGCCTTTATTAACAAACTACGTTCGGTGGTCGTATCTGCAACCTTGCTTGAAGGTTATAAAGGTCGTATTGGTGGATTCCAAATCGGTACGCATGATAAAGACCCAAATAGCTATTGGCTAACAGGTCTAAATCAATTTAAGGTTGGTATGGGAAATGGAACTGGCAGACCAGACCAAGTTGCTCTTTGGGTAAACTGGGGAAATAACTGGGGCAAAGCAGGATGGAATTCTTGGTATGTTAATAACAACGGGAGTATGTATTGCAAAGGTCAGGTAAGTTTCTATAATCAAGTAGATTTTTCAAGCACAACCTATGTTAACTTTTACAGTAAATTCAATGCTTTGAAAGGAATTTGGACAGGAACTAACGATATCAATGGTGATGGTGGAAATCCAGCTGGGGGACAAAATGCAGTTGTTTGGTGGAGCCAAATCACGACTGGTAAGTGGAGACAACACGCTGGTATAACTACTGCATCAGATAGAAGATTAAAAGAGAATATCAAACCAACACCTGTCAATGCATTGGATAAAATCAAAGAACTGAATTTAATAGCTTTTGATTATATTAAGGATAAATCATACGAAGAAATTGGTTTGATTGCTCAAGAAGTGCAAGAAGTTATCCCATCTGCTATTGAAACGTATGCTGGAGAAGATACTCACCTAACAATCAATTACTCTAAATTTATACCGTATTTAATCAAGGCTATTCAAGAACTCAATCAGAAATTGGAGAAAGTAAATGAAGGAAGAAATTAATCAACTAATCATCCAAAATTTAAGCGATGATGTCGGACTGAAAGCAAGCGATGCAGCAACCTACAAGGCCCTGTATGAAGTCACTCAAAAACAACTCAATGAAATTTTAAATCTCATTGAGTCGAACGAAGAATTAAAAGCAAAATTTGAAGAAGTGAAAGGAAGTAACTAATGTCAGTAAATAACTATAATCTAGCAAGCAAGCCATATACTCGTGGTCTTGGAGACAACACAGTCACAGTCGTAGAAATTCGATTATCAGAAGGTAATCGTTACAGCACCAATATGCGTGAGTTGGCTGGTGACCGTACACAAGATCAAGAAGATGTACTTATTCAGGCAGTTCTTGATATCCTAAAATCCGAGCTAGATCCAGGAAGTGCAATCGTCAAAGCTCAACAAGACTTGGTTGTTGCTAAAAACAAACAAGATGAATTGCAGAAACTTATCACTCAAACTCGTGAAACCACTACAACTATGAACAAGGCTCTACGTTTACTTGCTCTTAATTCAGCAATGACAAGTATTCCTTCAGCTGAGGTCTACAAGGAATTAGTAGCGATGATGCCACCTATGAAAAATGGTGAAACGTACTTTGAGGGTGACTTGTTATTCTTGGAAGACCAATCCTATGTTGAAACTGCTAATGAAGGTAAATTGGTATTCGTACATATCAAACGTGAGTTTGAATATAATGGCGAAACTGTTAAGCAATTGGAAGATAAAGCGAACCAAGAAGGAAATATTGCTGTTTATAAATGGACTGCACCAACCAGCAATAATGTAGACCATATTTAGGAGTAGCTTATGTCATGGTCAGAAGCAATTGAAAAATTAATACACGCAATCACTCAACTAGCCCCCACAATCGGAGTAGTGGCCACTGGCTGGTTCGGTATGCGAGCAAGCAAAGCTGGAAATCTCAACAAGGAACAGTTCAAGGAGTTAAAAACCGAGTTGAACACTATTCATGTTATCGGAGAAGATAACCAAAAGAAAATTATTGAGATCGACAATAAGCTAGCAGTGCATGATGAAGCTCATCTAGCCACGATGTATCTACGATTAGAACGGGACATCACTACTGCTCTAAAACGTGGATATACAACGGTACATGAGTCTGATATTATTCATAAAATGCACTCAAGTTATAAGAAATTAGGTGGCAACGGGCGAATTGATGCCTTGTTTAATAAATACTTAAACTTAGAAATTTCGGAGGAACATACAAATGCAACAGATCAATGAAATCTTACTTAACGGTGCTATCAGCATCCTAGTCATCTTGCTAGGTATCGCAGTTAAAACTGTCAAAGAATACCTCGTTCAAAAAGGTGGAGAAAAGACAATCAAGATTGTTGAAATCCTTGCTAAGAATGCAGTAAACGCAGTTGAGCAAGTATCTGCTGAAACTGGTTATAAAGGTGAGGAGAAGCTGGAGCAAGCACGTATTAAGATTCGTGCTGAGCTTAACAAATACAATATCCACATGACTGACAGTGACCTCGATACATTCGTTGAGTCAGCAGTTAAGCAGATGAATGATGCTTGGATGAACCAATAATATATGAGAACCCTTTGGGGTTCTCTTTTCTTTATTAAAAGAAAGGAGGTAGCACTTGAAAAAGGTTATCGAAAGAAAAATAACCGTTTTATCTAGTAACCGTGGTATCGAAAAAATGTATAACGAGTTTTACAGCCACGATAAAAATAATGCAGAGTTTAAGTTCACACTCGATGAATTAACTGCTACTAAGGTTATCTGCTTATTCTACTTTAAGACCACTAAGCGATACCAGGAAGTAGAAGCGACAATTGAAGGTAATTCGTTTACGGTTCAATTCGACACATCATTGATCACGACAGATGAGTCTGTTATTGGTTACATCTACTTTGAAAAAGTAGAGCAGTCAGCAGATGTTTATAGCTTCTTATTCAATGTTCATGTAAGTGAAATTGACAAAGCAGTTAAAACACCACTCATTGAACGTGAAACTGGTCGAGTTGTTAACGTCAAGGATGTTGTGACCAAGCAAGAATTGGACGAACTCTTTGCGAAAATCAAAGAGCAAGGTGGCACTTATGACGACAGTGGTATTCGTGCTAAAATAAGCAATATTTCACTCGATATTGAAGCTTTAAAGAGCAAGCCTGATAATGACACCATCTATAATGACAAGCCACTTGTAGAGCGTGTAGTGGCTTTAGAGAACAAACCAAGTGTAGATACAAGTCAGTTTGCGACTAAGCAAGAATTACAGAATGTTGTCTTAACTCCTGGACCGAAAGGCGACAAGGGAGAAAATGGCGAACGTGGACCAATAGGACCACAAGGCGATACTGGACCTAAAGGAGCAGACGGGCTTCAAGGACCTATCGGACCTCAAGGTATCCAAGGTGAACGAGGCCAAGACGGACAACGTGGCGAACGAGGGGAACAAGGACCAATCGGAGAGACTGGCCCCGCTGGACCTCAAGGGCCTATTGGTTTAACTGGTCCTAAAGGTGAGAATGGTCGTGATGGCGTGGGTATTCCTCAAAAGTTGACTTTATCAGGGAATACCTTAATTCTTTCTGACGGTGGGGGTAGTGTTAATTTACCAACACAAACAGCTACAAACAACCAAGCAAACCAGTATGAAATACACGGTACTGGTATGCCAAATGGTAAGGTTGAAGCACCAGTCGGGACAACATACGTCGATACCGCTGTAACAAATGGTGCTTTGAAATGGATTAAGCGTTCAGGCACTGGCAATCAGGGTTGGGAAATTCTGACAGGTGACACTGGTTGGATAAAGTTACGAGCGTATTCAGTTTTAGGTAATTCAGCGGTACATATTCGCCGTGTTAATAGCACTGTAACATACCGTTTTGACGGTCTGCAATGGGGATGGTTTGGTATTCTTAGACGCAATGCTGCTGGTTATGTACCACACCCTAGCGGCAGAGAGAAAAGGATGTACATTATCAACAACGGTGATATACCGTATGGTTTTAGAGCGCCATTCTCTTTGATCGGACAAATATTTAATGATGGCGGTGTACCTTATGGCACATGGTATGTAGGTTCTCCTACTGACGCTAATCATTTAAGGTTCCAATTTACTGACCCAGTACCGACCGACCGTGACATCGGAGATATTCGGGTATCGCTGATTTCTTACGTTACGGATGACCCTTGGCCTACAACATTGCCATAAAAGAAAGGAAAGGAAAAAAATAAAATGACAATCAATATTGAAGATGCTATTGCATGGATGCGTGAACGTGAAGGACAAGTCTATTACAGTATGGAATACCGTGACGGCCCTGATAGCTACGACTGTTCAAGTTCAGTATATTATGCTCTAAGAAGCGCTGGGGCTTCATCGGCTGGATGGGCAGTTAATACAGAGTATGAGCATGACTGGTTGCTGAAAAATGGATATACTCTTATTACTGAGAATCAACCTTGGGATGCTGAGCGTGGGGATATCTTTATTTGGGGTCGTCGTGGGTACTCTAGTGGTGCAGGTGGCCATACAGGTATGTTTGTAGACAGTGATAATATTATCCACTGTAACTATGCACGTAATGGTATTACTGTTAACGATCACGACGCAATTTGGTATTCTGCAGGACAACCTTACTTCTACGCTTATCGTTTGACAAATCCAAACGCTAAAGCCGAGGAAGTGAAGACAGGCTGGCAAAACAACGATAAAGGCTACTGGTACGTACATTCTAATGGCTCTTATCCTAAAGAGCAGTTTGAAAAAATTGACGGAACGTGGTACTACTTCGATGAAAGTGGTTATATGCTTTCTGACAAATGGAAGAAACGACCAGATGGCGCATGGTACTACTTTGATAAGTCAGGCGAAATGGCTTCAGATTGGAAGAAAATCAATGGAAAATGGTATTATTTTAACCGTGACGGTGCTATGGTCACAGGCTGGGTGAAATACTACGATAACTGGTACTACTGTGATGCAGTCAATGGTGACATGAAATCAGATACGTTCATTAAGTACAATGACGGATGGTACCTACTCCTTCCTGACGGGCGCTTGGATGAAAAACCAGCATTCACGATTGAGCCTGATGGCTTAATCACAACAAAATAAAAAAATCAAATAGAAAGAACAAATTAATTATACACACAGAAACCGCAGGCAGTAGCTTGCGGTTTTTTCTGTTGCTACGAAAGTAGTTTTTCTAATTTCAAGATTTACTTTCATTGTTTTTCCTGTTATAATTTAAGTCCACCCCTTTTGGGGTGGATAGTGATTTCTCACTATCCAAATTCGATGTGCCATTCAAAGCTGATTATAAATAAGTTTATTTTGACTACTAGCTTATTTGTTTTGACTTTGAGTGGCTTCTTTTTGAACTTATTTGATGATTTTTTTTAAAAAAATAAGGGGCAAAAAAGGGGCAAAAATGTCGTAAACTTATGTAAAACGATGTAAAAACAATTATTTTAAAGCTGAAAATGTAGCGATTTTATAATATATAGGAATTTGATGTAAATATATGTAATAGCATTTTTAAAAGTTGATGGATTTTAATAAAAAAGCGAACAGTTTTGATTCTGTTCGCTTTTTTATTTTATATTTAAATAGTCATATCTGAGTTTTTTTGTTGCTCTTGATCTAAGCCGATTGAAAATTTATGGATTAGAAGAAACTGCCCATTTTCCTGTTTTACAAAGGTTAAAATGACAGCTTTGCTTTCTGAACCAAGGGAAATGTAGGAAATTCTTTTAGTTTGATAATCACCGTCATTTGAGTCTGTAACGGAGTCTGGAATTCCATGTTTGTTAATAACATCCTGGTAATTGCTCCCGCCTTGTCCTCTGTTGGAAATGTCACCTTCGACTAAGGCATCAAACTGGTCTTGAGTCCAAGTGAAGCCCTGGTCTTCTTCAATGTCGTCCTCGTCTTGGTATTCATCGATACTAGTGTCTGGTACGTTTCCACCCTGTTCTCCTTCAAAATAAGGAATCTCTTGTCTATAAGTGTGGTTATATTTAGTTACCCAGTCGTTTAAGATATTCGAAAAAAGGAATTGAGTTATTATGGAAACGATAATTGCAATAAGGGCAAAGGAGGTTCCGAGAATAGCCAAGGTTTTTTGTTTTTTAGGACTGAGGACAATTCCGATAATTCCCAAGATTAAAGTAGGGACAGCAATAATTAATGACAGATAGTTGATAATTGGTATCCAAGACCCAAGAAGGGAGATGGCCCCAAAGATGATAGCAAGAATTCCTAAGATTTGCTGATTCTCTTGTTTCATCTAAAAATTCTCCCAATTCTAGTGCGAAAATTTCGCTTTACATGATAAGTTAGGCTTATTATAGATAAATTATCCACTATTGTCAATGATTAGCAGATAGTTCTTATTGAAACTTTTTTCTTGACATCTTTTCTGAAAATGATAAAATAGTTCTCATGGAAACTTAAATGTTCTTATGAGAACTATTTTCGCTTAGAAGGGAGAAAGCATGGATAAACCGATGTTGGTCTTTAAACGTTTTGGTCACCAGTTACATCTGATGGTACAAAAAGAAGCCAAGCGTTGTGGTATTGAATTTATGGGGGGACCGCAAGGGCAGGTCATTCGTTTTTTAGAACGTCGTGAGCATGAACAAGAATTAACACTCATCAAAGATATTGAACAAGAACTCAATATTACCAAGTCAGTTGCTAGTAATTTAGTCAAGCGTATGGTGCAAAATGGTTTGGTAGAGTTGGAGGTGAGTCCAAGTGATAAACGGGCGAAATTTGTTCATTTGACCGAAAAATCACGCTCTCAAATGAAGCAAGTTAAGTCGTTCTTTGATCGAATTGACCGTAGTTTACTTGATGGTATTTCTGAAGAGAAGCTCGTTATCTTTGAAGAAGTCCTTGGAAAACTACAAGCAAATGTAGAAAAAATAGGAGGTAAGAATGAAGAGACTCGCTAAGCGTATCACAGGAAAAGAGTGGGGCATGATTCTAATAACTGTTCTCTTTACCTGTTGCTCGGTCTATCTAGAGTTAGAAGTACCGACTTACGTTTCAAAAATAACAGAATTACTCGGAACGCCAGGTACGGAGTTGGGAGACCTTTGGTCGCCAGCAACTAAGATGATGGGCTTGTCATTCTTAGCCTTCCTATCATCTGTAACAGTTGGATTTTTTGCCGCTCGAGTTGCAGCATCCTATACGACTCACCTACGAAGCGATATTTTTAATCGTGTTTTGGATTACTCCCAGACAGAAATTAAACGTTTCTCAATCCCCAGTCTATTGACTCGGACGACTAATGATATCACGCAGATTCAGATGCTCTTTACCATGGGACTCCAAGTGGTCACTCGTGGTCCTATCATGGCTATTTGGGCCATTGGTAAAATCCTTGGCAAGTCTGAATACTGGATTTGGGCAGTAGTGGTGGCAGTCATTGTCAATGTTCTGATGACAACTGTTCTCATGACTCTGGCCTTTCCTAAACAATCTGTTATCCAAAAATTGACAGATAAACTCAATAGCATCACCCGTGAAAGTTTGACTGGAATTCGGGTTGTTCGTGCTTATAATGCTGAGGATTACCAAGATAAGAAATTCGAAGAAGCTAATGATGAGGTCACACGACTCAATCTCTTTGTCAGTCGCTTAATGGCCATTATGAATCCTATTATGATGGCGATTTCTAGCGGCTTGGTCCTTGCCATATACTGGATTGGTGCTTATCTTATCAACGACGCTAGCTTGACAGAGCGTCTACCCCTCTTTAGCGATATGGTGGTCTTCATGTCCTATGCTATGCAAGTGGTAATAGGCTTCTTACTCATGGGTGCTCTCTTTATCGTCTTGCCTCGTACCTTGGTTTCTGCAGGTCGTATCAATCAAGTCTTGGACCTTCATTCCACTATTGAAAATCCTAGTCACCCACAGACCGCAAACTCTTCTGTAAAAGGTCAAGTGGAATACCGCGACGTAACCTTCCGTTATTCTAAAAATTCAGAAGCAGTTGTGGAACATGTCAGCTTCAAGGCAGAAGCAGGGCAAACTATTGCCTTTATCGGCTCAACTGGTTCTGGTAAATCTACTCTAGTTAACCTCTTACCCCGTTTTTATGATGTATCAGAGGGAGAAATTCTAGTAGACGGCGTCAATGTTCAGAATTATGACTTAGAAGATTTGCGTAATAAAGTTGGCTATATCCCTCAAAAAGCTGTGCTCTTTTCTGGAGATGTTAAGGGCAATCTCGACTTTGGTAAGAGTCAAGAAACGCCACTATGTGAGACGGCCATGTGGCAAGCTCTGGAATTGGCTCAATCTAAAAACTTTATAGAGGATAAGGAAGCTGGTCTTGAATCAGAAGTGGCTCAAGGTGGGACTAACTTCTCAGGTGGACAAAGACAGCGTCTGGCCATTGCACGCGCCTTGGCTCGTAAACCAGAGATTCTCATTTTTGATGATTCATTCTCAGCCTTGGACTACAAGACAGATCGTATCTTGCGTCAAGTATTAGCTGAAAAAACACAATCTATGACTAAGTTAATCGTTGCTCAACGCATTTCAACCATTATGGATGCAGACCTGATCTTAGTCTTGGATCAAGGTAAAGTCGTGGGACAAGGCACCCACAAGGAACTTCTTGCAAGCAATGAAGTTTACCAAGAAATTGCCTATTCACAACTATCGAAGG